GTGAGATACACCAAATCAGGGCCTTCGTCTACGCGGGAGAATGCACCATCGCTCAGCGCGTTCATGCGATCTCGTGGGTCTAGAGTTAAAAACTCAGACAGGGCATCGTCGACGAGAGTGTTGATACGCACCGTGATCTCATTATCGTCTGGTGACACACTAGGGTCACAAAAGTCCACCTTGAACCAACGGGCAATGTCGGGGTCGTCGTATATCTGCGAAATGTAAGCCCTAACGACCTTGTCTGTGTACTTTGAGAACAACATGTGCTTGTGGCCATTGAGTCCGGCGGTCCGGACACGGTGCTTGCGCGTGCATGTGTCCCCACTCTGGGACACCATGGACATCTCGCCAAACAGCATTGGTCCAGTTTCGGGTGCGGAGCACCTACAGAGTGAAACAGGCAAAGAGCACTCGCAAAGGGGCTCCGGGCCTATCTTGCCGACCGTCTCCATCAGCTTGTCCTGCTGTGCAATGTGCTTCTGGTACACAACAGTCATGTACTCAAGTAGATCTGCATAGTGGTGGAATGTCTTGTGTGGCACGAACTCGCCGCTCATACCGTTCACACGGGGCACGCAAACTTCAAACTCCCACAGGTCAGGGTACTGGACGCCTGGAGGTATTTTGGTAGTATCTATCTTGTCCTGACCAGGTACGCGGAATTCTTCCTTCACAATAGGCTGGATCCGAACAGCAAACCTGCGAAGGAAAGCTGCGGAGCTGTTGAAGTAAAGATTCGCGTTTAAGTCGTGTAGGTTGCTGGTGACCCCCACCCACTCTGCTCTGAATGGAATCTTGCCTTTATCGGGTAGGTCGGCCTGTGGAGTCACGAACTGGATGTTGTTAATTGCACTGATAATGTCTCCGATGGACTGGTCAACGCCTTGAACAACATTGGCACGGTACTTAGCAGCGTCGTCATACAGTACGCCAGCAAAATGTGACTTATACCCACTATAAAACGGGTCGTTCTCGGTGCGTGTCCACAGCGTCGCGGCTTCTTTGGAGATGCCACGAACTGAGCAGTAGTGATTGAGAAGACCGGTGGCTATGAAGGACTTCGCCACACCTGCAGTGCCATAAAGGAACACGCCGACCGGCGCGCGACGAAACGAAGCTGCCATCATTGTGACTTGTTGTCTCTTTTGGACGGTCTCGAGCTCCAACAACACATTCATAAGAGTGGAGTGCTCACGACCACTGCGGAAATGCGGCAGCAACT